CTTCTGGAGTCCAAACAGTATAAGGGAAATAGCACTAATTTGAATGCTAATGACCAAACGGTATTATTTGACGCAGGAAATGTTGATGGAACATTTCAAGGAACTATGGCAGATATGATTTTGCCTTTGAATACCGACCGTTTTATAATCCACGCTACGAAGATGTGGAAACTCAATCCTTCGTTGTCTCAAGTGAGTGGGCAAACCGCTGGAACTATTCCTCTTAGCACTTTTCCCGCTCAGGGTAATGGAACTTCTGCGACGAATCAAGCAAGTTCTCAACATTACTTCAATTTCAACTTGAAAAATATGGCAAAGAATTTTCAGTATGACCAGAATTCTCAGTATCCAACGAATCACAATTTGATTCTTGTTTATCAGGCAGTTTATGCTGATGGCACTCAGGTGACCAATAATGTGGAACAACCCGCATTAATCACTGGTCTTGTTGAAATGAAATACACAGATATTTAGGCAAGAGGTTTTGTTGGGGGAAGGGCGAAGCCCTGACCATTACAGCAAGTTTGGCTTTTTTTAACCTCTTCTCACCCTCTGGAAGAGGGTGAAAAAAGATGAACTTCCTGTTATCTATATAACAGGAAGTCCTGCCCAGACCTTTGTGTAGAAAATTGAAATGTTCCAATTGTTCCAACGACTTAAAGAAATATATATATATAAGGTATAAGGAATTTTTATGAGTCATTCCAGTGAAACGCCTAAAAATTCCGTGGGGAGTCCCTGTGCTACCTGGGATTTCCGGTTTAGCAAGAATTTCCGCACTCCAGAGGACATTATGGCAGTGATGGACGGTATTGCGAAGCAGTTTGTGTTCCAATTGGAACAAGGTGACTCGGGTTACGAGCACTATCAGGGACGCTTGTCTTTGATAAAGAAGCGTCGTGCGGCAGAGAAACATATATTGTTGAACTTGTTTAAGGATAAGCCGGAATATTTAGCTGTAACTTCCAATCCGGAACACTTGAAGGGTGACAACTTCTATGTGTTGAAGGAGGATACACGGCTGGAAGGTCCGTGGAGTGATAAGGATAAACCCAAAGAAAGATTTTTGCCATATCAATACGATGGGATAGCCGATAGGTTATACCCGTGGCAGAAGCAGATTAGAGATAGTGCTGCTGTTAGAGAGCCACGATTGATAAATGTAATTTATGACCCAACAGGTTGTTGTGGTAAGAGCTCCATAGCCGCGATAATGGAGATATTGGATGATTGTATAGATATGCCACCCCTAAATGATTTCAAAGACATCGTAGCTTTAGCTCACGACATCTGTAAGGATACCGGTAACCGTGACCCGAAGGTTATGTTCTTTGATATGCCTCGTGCTATGGGGAAGGATAAGTTGGTTGGGTTTTATAGTGCTATAGAGCAGATTAAGAAAGGGAAGTTATATGACATACGATATAAGTATAGTAGCTGGTGGATACACTCCCCACAGGTCTGGGTCTTTACCAATGTCTTTCCAGATTTGGCTTTCCAAAGTATGGATAGATGGAGGGTGTGGGAGATAAGTAGTGAGAAAACTTTAGTGAGATTTTCTCCACCCAATATATACAACAATGTATAAACGCCGTCCCTCCCACTACCGCCGCCGTCCTCGCAAGTATGCCCGTCGTCCTCGTAAGGGTGCGAAGAAAGGTTCTACCGGTCTTCGTCGTGTTATCCGTAAGGTAATCAAGAGCACGGCGGAACACAAGCACCAGATTCTTACTATCAATCCATATATTGTGATTGGTAATGGTGCTACTGGTGTTAATCTTAATAACACTAATTTGATTCCCTCATTGTCTCAGGGGACTGGACAAGGTAATCGTGTAGGTAACAGAATCAAAGTAACATCAATGAATTTTAGAGGATTCATTTATTTGAACCCGGCTTATGGTTCATCTCTTAATAGACAGCTTGCCCCTGTTTGGGTGAAGTTTTTCCTTCTGGAGTCCAAACAGTATAAGGGAAATAGCACTAATTTGAATGCTAATGACCAAACGGTATTATTTGACGCAGGAAATGTTGAT